ATGGTGGGGTAAGGGGCATTTATATGTCTTTATGGTGACATTCGATGCACTGTGCCCCCTTTTTACTAACGATGCAGATTATTTTCGCTTCTGTATCATATTAGGCGCGTAGTTGCGGATTTGAGGAACATCAAATTCTTGTTCATACCAGGAATACGATAGGCAGGAATGTCATACCGGCATAACCATCCATAAACGGTCTGCTTGGCTGGGTGACTGGGGATATATTCACAAAGATCCTCAACGCTCAGCCAATGGTCATTACCATGCCATTGGTAGATTTGGATGTCCTTAACTCTTGCCAAGACCTCCTGCAAAGTGGCTCTTAACTGGGCAACCTCCTCTTGGAGCTGGCTAATTTGATTTGTCTGTTCTGTTGCCATTTCTCTTGGATTTTAGATTGTTGATCTTGATGGCATTGGCAGCCTTGTTCTTTGACTCATCGACGATATGCGCATATATCTCAGTCGTGGTCACACGGGTATGTCCAAGCATGGACTTGATGGTCATCAGGTCCGTCCCCTGCTGCAGGAGCAAGGTCGCAAAAGTGTGGCGGAAGCAGTGATAAGTGATGCGGCGCTCTATGCCCGCAGCAGCTACCCACTTGTGGATGATCTTGTTGGTATTGTTGATTTCCGGGCACTTGGCAAACACATGGTCAGCAGGTTTACCCGGCTCGCCACACAGGGAATAGGCTTGATCGGATAGAGGGAGATACAATGGTACAGTGGTCTTCTCCTGCTTAAGGTCCAAACGCCAGCCAGCCGAGGTCTTTATAAGTTGCGACCATTTTATCTTCTTGACATCCGAATGTCTCAGCCCCGTAAATGCTGTGAACAGCGCAGCGCGTTTCACCCATTTGTTGGGGCATGGCGTGCTGGCAAGTTTGCGAAGTTCATCTTTGTCGAGAATCTCTCGTTTAGCACGAGGGGCTTTAATGCCTTTTGCCAAAGCACCTAAGTTGACTCGCAGATAGTCTTCTACAAACGCCTGCTTCAATGCAGCCTTGAAAATGCTGAAGAACGTAGCAGCTGCAGCCTGAGAGATAGTACCTTCGAACCCTGGCCGACGTGCCGGCCTGCTCAGGACGAAAGAGCGGAAATCATTGCAGAACTTCACGGATAGGTTCTTGAAAGGCAGAGGACCACGGCCGTTGAACTCTTTCAAGTAGCCAAGTGTCTGCTTCCAATTGCCCAAGGTATTTCTTGAAGACTTAGGGTGAAGACGGTAAATTACATCATCGAAGTAAGCAATGAAGTCATCCTCACTGTGCTGGATCTGTGCGATCAGTTTCTGCTCTTCCGGTGAAGCGAAAACGATGCGGTCAAGTTCCTTCTGGCGTTCCTTACGAATCTTTTCCGCAGCATTGCACTTCTTTTGGTCCTCATAGGACGTGCAGATGATAACACCGCGTGAGTCACGAATTGGAGAATATTGCTTCGTGCCATCTTTGAAAACTCGTATAGGTGGAGCTGTCTTGTCGAACAAGGGAGTCGTGATCTTCATATCCAAATACTCTTCTTTCTTCATCGCAGAACGATCATCACCCTTGAGATGATTGATATTAAGGACAAGATACCATTCCTCCTTTCCACTGATTTTGCGCACATTGATAACAGCCTTGCCGTTGCTGGTTTCTTTCTTTTTGCTCATAGTACAAAGTATTAATCGTTAATTTCGAGATCATCAATGACAAGTCCTTCCACTGCTTTGCGCTTGCGGTCATCCACGATATGGCTGTAAACCATGGTCGTGTTCACACTGGTGTGACCCAGCATGGACTTGATGGTATAGATGTCGGTTCCGCACTCCAACTGTAGCGTTGCGAATGTATGGCGGAAGCAATGGAAAGTCATGTGTCTGGTAATGCCTGCCTTTTTCAGCCACTTGTTCAGCGTGTTCTTGAAATAGGCGGTTTGCTTAATACCCGGAAAGATCTGCTCGTCTCCATCCTTGGGAACTCCACACACTTCAAAAGCCTGTGTAGAAATAGGAAGGTAATCTGTCAGGCCAGTCTTGCCTTGAACGAAGTTGATTTGCCAAGATCCGTTCACGTTGACGATTTGACTCCAGTAAATCTTTCGGATGTCACCAAGTCTCAAGCCAGTGAGGCAAGAGAAAAGCGCAGCACGTTTTAGGACTGGGTCATTGCATGGGGCAGCTGCCAAAGCTTCAATCTCCTCTGCGGTGAAAGCTTCACGCATAGTCTGCTCCTTGGTTATGGCTGTCGTTCTTGCGGATAAGTCTATGTCAAGATAGCCCTCGTTATATGCCTGATGGAGAACAGCACGGAAGAACATGAAATACCGGGAAGCGGTAGTAGTAGATACGGTTATGTCCTTGTCTTGCGTGTACAGACCATTATGCAAGTTCAGCAAAAAGGAACGATAGTCATTGATAAACTGCATGTTGATGTCTTCAAAACAGATTCTACGGCCTTTCAGAAACTGCTCCAGTTTTTCTGCCGCTATCGTCCAGTTGTATTGTGCATTCTCATCGTTGGGATGACGATTCTTCGCAACATGACAGAAGTAGGAAACCACATCAGTTCTTTGCTTGGCCTCCTTCTCTTCAAGTTCTTCCTTATAACCATCATAGAGGACGGTCAAGTCGTATTCATGCTGGCGCATCTGGCGCATCTTGTCAGCATAGACACAGGCTTCCTGGTCAATCTCTGACTCGCAGAGAATAACGCCGTTGGCATTTCGCTTAGGCAGATAGTTACCACGATTCGTTTTCTGGCTCTTGTTCCAGATGGGAGTGGTGATTGCACGATGGACAGATTCAAATTTTGTGATGTACTTGCCGCCATGTATCACATTGGTAATTTCCAGAACAAGATTCCATGACTCCTTCTTGGGATTCTTGCTCGCCGAGCGTTTGAGACGCACGGTGACTACGGGTTGGGGTTGAGTGTAATCCATATCTTCATGCTTTTAGATTATTTCTTTCCGTAGATCTGGTCAATATCCTCCTTTGGAGCATAGACATGGGGACCAATCTGTCGGGTCGGGATGGAATACTTGCGGATATGCGCCCATACACTGCTGTCATCAAGCTTGTACTTCTTGCATATCTCGCCAATAGTGTAGCAAGCCTCCGGCTCCATGTTGTAGAGTCTGGGGCCTTTCGGGGACTGAGACTCTCTCACAGGAAAGAGTTTCTCCTCCAGGTCGGTCTTTCTGATGCGATAGCTCTTCTTACCGACGATGACGTAAGGAAGCTCACCCTTTCTCATCCAGCGGTAGATACTGCTTCGGGAGACTCCATACGTCTCGATGATTTGGGTAATCGAGAGAAAGGAGGTGCTCGTCTCACCAAGTTTCTTGAGATGTTCACGCATCTCCTTGGTTCTCTCCTCATACTTCTTACGATTCCAGGCAACCTTTGAGCACTGCGGTGAGCAATAAAAACTCTCCAATGTTGCCGGCCGGAAGGATGCGCCACATACCTGGCATGTGCGCTCCATGTTCAACTTTAATTTTACCATGTTTTCTTAAAAATTTATCATTGATGGTGATGATGCTTCTTAGTAAGGCACAGCCTACAGTCGTTAGGGGTTCAAATAGCTGAAAAGTATTCATCTGTTGTCATCTCATCGCGAACTTTTGTCATTTCGGCCATTTTGTGCCAAATTTAGTCAAGTCATTCCACATTTTCGCCACGTTAGGTGAAGCGTGTTATTAAAACGCTCAGACTGTGTCAGAAATATTGATAAGAAAACACGGGCATATAAACGAAAAACGGCGTGTAACTTGTTGAGTTACACGCCGTTGTGATACGGTTTCAATACTATTTGATATCGAAATCAATGCTTTTCTACCTTATATGTTTCAAAGTCTTCCAAGCTTAATCATGGAGTTCAATGTAAGTTACTGAATATCAGACGTTTGCTTGATAATGTCATAAAAACATCACGTCTGTAACTATCTGATAATCAGCTACCTTGTTCATTTAACCTCCTCGAAGTCGGCATCCTGGATATTGTCGTCCGACTTGTTGTCAGATCCGTTGTTGGTGTTCTGCTGCGAACCGGCACCGGCGTTGGCACCACCCTGGAAGCCCTGGCCGGCACCCGGCTGAGCGCCACCCTGACCATACATCTGAGCAGAAGCAGCCTGAACAGCAGTGTTCAGAGCAGCCATGGCAGTGTCGATGGCAGCCACGTCACCAGCCTTGTGAGCATCTTTCAGCTTGTTGAGAGCATCCTCGATGGCCGGCTTCTTGTCAGCCGGGATCTTGTCGGCATTGTCCTTGAGGAAGTTCTCGGTAGTGAAGATCATGGAGTCAGCCTGATTGAGCTTATCCACTTTCTCACGCTCCTTCTTATCAGCGTCCTCGTTGGCCTTAGCCTCAGCTCTCATGCGCTCGATCTCGTCCTGGCTCAAGCCGCTGGAAGCCTCGATACGAATCTTCTGCTCCTTGCCGGTAGCCTTATCCTTAGCACTGACGTTCAGGATACCGTTGGCATCGATATCGAAGGTCACCTCGATCTGTGGCACACCACGACGAGCGGGTGCGATACCCTCAAGGTTGAACTGACCAATGCTCTTGTTCTGAGCGGCCATTGGGCGCTCACCCTGCAGCACGTGAATGGTCACGGCCGTCTGGTTATCGACAGCGGTAGAGAAGATCTGACTTTTCTTGCAAGGAATAGTCGTGTTGGCGTCGATCAGCTTTGTCATCACGCCACCCATGGTCTCGATACCGAGGGTCAGCGGAGTGACGTCAAGCAGCACGATATCACCGGCACCTTTCTCGTTGTTGAGGATAGCGCCTTGGATAGCAGCACCCACAGCGACGACCTCATCAGGGTTCACACCCTTGGAAGGCTCCTTGCCGAAGTAGTTCTTCACCAGCGTCTGTACAGCAGGAATACGGCTGGAACCACCCACGAGGATCACCTCGTCGATGTCGCTGGTAGAGAGCTTAGCGTCGCGGATAGCGTTTTGGCAAGGTACCAGACACTTCTGGATCAGGTCGTGAGCAAGCTGCTCAAACTGAGCACGTGTCAAAGTCTTCACCAAGTGCTTAGGCACACCGCCCTCAGCAGAGATATAAGGCAAGTTGATCTCCGTAGAAGTTGTAGAACTCAACTCGATCTTAGCCTTCTCGGCAGCTTCCTTCAAGCGCTGCATAGCCATAGGATCCTTGGTCAGATCGATGCCCTCGTCGGCCTTGAAGCCGTTGACCAGCCAGTCGATGATCACCTGGTCGAAGTCATCACCACCCAGATGGGTATCACCATTGGTAGCGAGCACCTCAAACACGCCGCCACCGAACTCGAGGATAGAGATATCGAACGTACCACCACCAAGGTCGAAGACAGCGATCTTCATGTCCTTGTTGGCTTTGTCGACACCGTAAGCCAGAGCGGCAGCCGTAGGCTCGTTGACGATACGGCGCACCTTCAGACCAGCGATCTCACCAGCCTCCTTGGTAGCCTGACGCTGAGAGTCAGAGAAGTAAGCAGGTACGGTGATGACAGCCTCGTTGACCTCCTGACCGAGATAGTCCTCAGCGGTCTTCTTCATCTTCTGCAGGATCATAGCAGAGATCTCCTGCGGTGTGTAAGGATGTGCTGCACCCTCGATCTGCACCTTAGGATAACCGTTGTCGTTGATCACTGTGTAAGGCACACGCTCAGCCTCTTTGCGGCTCTGCTCGTAGGTCTCACCCATGAAACGCTTGATGGAGTAGACAGTGTTCTTCGGGTTGGTGATAGCCTGACGCTTTGCCGGGTCACCAATCTTGCGCTCACCGTCCTTGACGAAGCCCACGACAGACGGTGTCGTACGCTTGCCTTCAGAGTTTGCGATCACTACAGGCTCATTGCCTTCAAACACAGCCACACAGCTGTTGGTAGTACCTAAGTCGATTCCAATAATCTTTCCCATAATTGTATATATTTTATTTATTATTCGATGTTAACTGTTGGACTTGATTGTCCGCCCCTTAAATAACAAAGCGTGTGCCAACGGCTGGGGAGGCGGGGAGAGGTATGACATAATGTCACACGCTATATAGAAAGTGCGTCAGCCCATGAGCCGTTTTGTCAAAGCCTAAGGATCGCGGAGAAGAGGCAGAAAGCATTTTTACAAAAGTCTGTCAACTTGAACATTCATTCCAGAGATGGAAGTATCAGCAAAAAAGAGTGATGCAAGGCGAAAACAAGCATTTTTCTATGTTTTTTGCCCAATCAGACACAGAAAAGGGTGATTTGACTTGGTCAAATCACCCTTTTCTCGCTATAAAATAACCGTGATGACCGGATCATCTCGGTTGTTTCATCAGAAATTCTCTAGAGAATTTTCGGTCAAAGTACCTTTCTGACCGAAGCATCTCAACGATTTCTTCGGCAGAAATCAGCCA